TCATCGCCTCCGCCACCTAGTTGAGGTGGGCCTTTATCACCATAATAAATTTCTTCCCATACATCCTGATTACCTATATCAGGATTACCTAAACCTCCCGAAAGTCTTGTTATGTCATCTCTATCACTTTGAGATAGTGTTTCAAGTCCAGTAGCATGTTTAGCACCTTTAACTGAACCAAATATAGCCTCCATTTGCATTGGCGACATATTTGAAAAATCTTCATAACTCACACCATATTGTTTTTCAAATTCTTCATCGTCCATTGGTCCTTTGAATGCTCCAAGCATACTTGGAAATGTAAAGGGACTTCCCCTCATTTTATGAACCATTAGTTTCTTAAAAGATTTTTGTGCTGATTCTATTCTTTTTTTTTGTAACCATGAAAGTTCTTCAGCTTTAGCTTTAGCTTCGGCTTCTGCTTTAACTGTTTCTGCTCTTTGTGCAGCTTCAACATCTCGTTGTTTTTGTCTTGCTTCTGCTTGTTTTATAGACTCGGCTGATGCATAACTTTGATCCTTATATTCTTTATCAGCATAAGTTTGATCGGCTCTTACATTACCACCATAATCTCCACCTGCCGATGCTCCACCTGCGGGACCTTGATTAGTACTAGCAGTTCGTCCTTTTGATACAGTAGCGCTGTAAGCATGCTCACCTCTATAACCTGGTCTCCCTGGTCCTGGTTGAACTAATTGTCCATTAGCTAATCCAACTCTCCCACCAGTAGCCATACCAGCTACAGCTTGTTGTCTAAATTGTTCCAAGGACATTGGTTGTTGTCCCATCTCTTCCATTTCAATAACATATTTATCATATTCATCTTGCAATATTGGATCAGCAGCAGAAGCCATTTGTATGCCTCCTCTACTTCCTCTTCTTGTTTGTAAATTTATTAATATAGTTTTGAAATCGTCGCTTTGTATAAAATTCTCAATACTTCCCCATTCATTTCTTTCTGAAGGGGACATTCCACTCCATAACTCACTTGCAATATCTCCAGATTCATCGCCTAATATAGCTGAAGCGATTTGTCTGTTTTCTTCTGGGGATCTAGGACCTTCGTCACCTGTATATTTAATATCTGGTGCGCCTGTGTCCAATGATGATATTCCTGAGTTATAATCTATAGCCATAATTTTGTGTTAATTGTTAAAGGCAGGAATTTCACCTGGGTTTATTATATTACTTGTTTTTTACAAGTAAATCAAGCCTATGATGTAACTACTCTAGGCTTAATTTCGAGCGCAGACAACACGACATGTAATCTATTAGCCGTTGCTGCGGTTACTTTTATAATTTCACTTTCTGCTACCACTAAAGGTGCAGATAATAATTCGGTTGTTGCGTTAGCTGATATGGATTTAGTCTTAAATAGGCTAAAAACAGCGGCATCTGTATCGGTTAAAGTTACTGTTATAGTATCAGCATTACCTGAATCTTCAGATACTAGTATTGATTTTATAACAGCTGTTGTTGCCGATGGTACTGTATATAATGTAGTAGCTGACGTACTAGTTAAATCTACCTTTTTGTTTACGAATGTATTAGCCATTATCCTAAAAAGAAAGCTTCCGCTTCCGCCTCTTCTTTTAAATCCTGTTGAAAGGATGTGTTTAATTTTTGCACGATACTATCAACATCTCTAACAAATGATTGTTGTATTTGTTGATCGTATTTTTCTAAAGGTTGCGTTAATGATTGTACAATTCTAGCCATTACCTTCTCCCGTCCGCTTGTATATCTAATCTAAAAGTGCCAAGCTTCCAGTGTTGTTTAATACTAATGTTGTCTACTTTTAAAGCTATAGCTCTTGCTCTAGCTCTTGTATCTATTTTATCTGTACTTGTTGTAGATGTAAATGGTCCTAAAGATGAACTTGCTTCTGCATCTGTTGGATAATTTTTTAAATTTAATGTCACTCTTGCATCACCTGTTTGTGATAAAAAGTCAGGTAATACTCTTCTAATTTTCATCATATATTCACCGTCTCCTCTTAAGTCTGCTCCACCACCTTGACCCATAGATATATCAAAATCTCCTGATTGAATACTAGCTGAAATACCAGTTCTTGCTCCTGCTTTAATTTGATCTTGTCCAGTTTCATGTTCATAGTAAACTGTAACACCATCAGTATTACCAACTGTTGTATCACTCGTGGCACTTGAATCATATTCTGTTGCATGTGGTTTTCCAAATATAGATGAATCAAACCACGAACTTCTTGAAAGTGAACTTGTAGTCCATACTGGTCGCTCTGGTGTTGAATCCATAAAGTTATAAGTTACTGATCTATTGTTAGATGCAGCACCACTACCTGGATAGAACCAAGTAACTTCACCAAACAAGTTATTTAATCCGGCATAGATATGATTTTTAGGAACTGTATTAATATCATCATAAACATAATCTTCAACTAAACATGCTAGAGATTCTAGTTTACCAGTATATCTAAAGAAACCATTCTCTGACATCCAGTAAGCAGAACCATCAACCTCAACGGCTGCATGTTTTCCTACCAATCCACAGTTCGTTCCAACTTGTTGAAATGAGAAAGTAAAAGGAGCACCAACGAACCTCATAATAAATAAAGATGTATCAGTCCAAATGTAAATAGCATCCCGACCTCTAATCGCTCCAACGATCCGTGTTCCGTCAGCCAGTCTTTGTGTGCCAGCGGTATTGGTTGCCGAAGGAGTGTATGAAGTTGGTGTATTAATTGATTCTTGATCCGACCATCTAATAAACATATCGTCCTGTGTCGATGTCGTTCCAATGGTTGTCTCTGTTCCAAAAAATACTAAGTGTCTATCGGGAGTGGATACTAATGTTTGTACTACCGCTGTTGGTGCGTTAGCAACGATTGTTGCTCTAGTTCCTGTAGCACCTGTAGCATTTGAATCCCATTCAAAAGTTGCACCATCAACGATAGTTGCAATAAGTTTATTTCCATAATTGTCCAAGGACCAAAGACCTGGAGCTGTAATAATATCACCTGTTTGTGATGCACCCCATTTAGTATATTCAGAAGCATCAGTTACTGTTGCTGCATCACTATGTGATGCGGCTGTTGTGTTATCTGATCCTCTTGTTAATCCTGATAAAGTTCCTGTTCCTGTAGTATTTGTTGTATAAGCAATTCTTTCACTGTCTATTAAAATTGATCCTGATGCAGGAAATCCTGTTGAATCATCAAGGACAATACTAGATGAGCCTGAAGTTAATGCACCATCTAAAGTATCATAAACTTCACCTGCTACAGTACCACCCCATAAACCTAGTCCCCAACCAGCAGCTGATGCCTCAACCGCAGGTCCTATTGAATAAAAATGTTGAACCCTTACTCCACCTGAAGTACTAGCTCCTGATCCTGATTCAGCTGATCCCATTTCAATAGTGATTGTGGTAGAAGTTGGAACAGTTGTTACCATAAAATTAGTATCATCAAAGTCATCCGAATCAAAATTAGAATTGGTTGCTGAACTAAAATTATCTAAACGAATGATATCGTATTTAGTAATGTTATGATCAGATGCAAAAGTTATCGTAACCGTTGCATCACTTTGTGTCGTTGTAAAAGCACTTGTTAGTGTAGTTGTAGCTTTAATAGGAGTAATGTCATAGAATGCTCCCCCTGAGTATATATATAAAAATCTGTTTGTGCCTAATGCTGCATACTTAATACCATTTGCATTAACAAAATGGTGTATAGCAGTGTTTCTTCCTGTAAGAGTAGCATCTCCTAACTGAGCCCAACCACCTATTTTTTCAGGGGTTCCATATCTAAATCTTACATAGTCTCCTGACACCCATTGGCCCTCGCCGCCAGTTGCTGTGACTTGTTTATTGAATCCAGGCTGAAATTTTAATTTCTGTAGCATATTATTTTATGCCTTATGGTTTAGTCGGCCATGTAGCGTTATTACATTTGTCAACAGTATCTTTACCTGCAGGTAAGTCTCTTAAATCTTGACGATATGTTTTCATAGCATCAGATAGAGTTACATCGGATAAAGCATAGTAA